GTGGCGCCTAACTCAGGGTTGCCGGCAGCACGGTTAGCCTCGCCTTGCTCAAACGCTATGTCCTGAAGTGTAGTCTCAAGATCACCCCGAGCATTAAAGTCATAATTAAAAGGCAAGTAATTAGGGTCTTTTCTCAGTATTGCATCCGTCACAACGTTTCTACCGGCCGCGGCGCCAGCAGACTTTGGTGTGCCACCAACAGTATTAATAAGACCCTGGGCCGCTGCTTCCGAGGCAGTAAGTTTAGCCATTGCTTTCTCATTTGCAGCATTAGAATCAGTCTTTAGTATTGTTCTTTTGCCAACGTGATTAGGAGCGGAAACATACCCTTCCGCTTCTAACTGTTTATTTATTGCGCTCGCTTCACTGTAATTTATTCTCAGTTTGCGTTGCAAATAAGAAGCTGAATTTTTGTTGTCTGCCGCCATAATAGCTATCGCAGCGGAAACATTTTCCGGCCTAGAAAGTCCGTTCCTATCAAACTGCGTTGGTGCCGCATCCACTGCGGTGGTAGGTGCAACATCAAGTAGCTCTTCCGAGACAGTCTTTACACCAAGGGCCTCATCTAACGCTGCCTTTTCTGTGGTTGAAGCATCTACAACAGGAGATCCCGCGACCATTTCAGACGCCATTTTCTCATAATCTGTTTGTGTAGGAACCTTGACGCGATTAACAGTGTTGCCAAACTTATCAACCTCAGTACCCAATTCCTCTTGGGTCTTTCCTGCCACTTCCGCGGTAGTAGGTGGTTTTGCCTCACCCGTCTGTTTAACAGACGCTGCCATCTTTTTGGCCGTTGGAGTTTGGGTATCAAATGGTTGGGCCCCAGGAATGGGTCCGCGATCCACTGGAGCGTTCGGTTCAGGAGGTGCCCGTTGAGGAAGAATTAAGGATTCTTGATTAACGCCCGGTATGTTAAGAACATCATCTTGAGGTACAGTAGGTACCGTGGCAATGCCGCCCGGTGCGTTGCCACTAGCCGCTGCCGCAGTAGGCTGTCCACCCATAATTCTTCTAGCAGTGCCACCAAGGGCTTTGCCCAAACTCTCCGCAACGCTGGGAGCTACAGGGCCGCTGGGAGTTACAGGGCCAGTGCCAACATCCTCAATCGTAGCTGGCTGAGTAGTTGGTAGTGAAGCCAATGGCGCACTACCAACCAAAGACAATAAAGCAGTGTCAGCATCCCCAAAACCAACGAAACCACCGGGTGCTGCCCCGTCTTGCAATAAAGGATTCGTGTTTATTGCTGCCGCAGTTTGAGCAACAGTAGGCTCCGCTACAGTCTCAGCAATAATCTCGCCAACCATGCCGCCAATCTTGGTCTTGCCAAAAATACCCAGACCCAACGCGCCCAACGCCGCCGAAGGCAACGTGGTCTGCATCTTAGCCTTCTGAATAACACCCTCTAACTGACTAGGGTTAATTGCACCAAAATCACCAGCATCAGCACGGGCGCGGATCTTTTGCTCCACTAACCCTGAAACATCGCCAGCAGTCGCAGCACCAGCAACCGCCATGCCGAGATATGGATTAAGCGTACCAGCAGCAACCATAGGAGCTACGCCGCCCAAAACTTGCGCCGACTGAGCCATGAAAGCATCAGTGTTAAACTTGCCGTCAAAAATGGCGCCCTTAAAACCGTCCTCCATAATCTTGGAAGATAAAGCCTTCTTGGTTCGGTCATTTAAACCAGCAGTCGTATCCTCTATAATCGCGGCAACGCTGTCCTCTGCCTTCTGAGCTAACTGAGCAACAACGTTAGGGTCTCCAACCATCGTAGGCACATTACGCTGGATGTTAGCAGCATCCGCCAAACGTGGATCAATCGAGCCCTCACCGTAACCAGTAATCTCCGAACCCAAAGGCATGGCCTCGTTTAACCGAGCCATGTCCTGCGCCGCAACAGCCATTAACTTAGCCGTGTTTTCCGCACCAAGTTTACCCGCAAGTCCATACATCAAACGATTAGGGCGCCCTACCGTGTCATCCTCCCCAGCCCGAGCAATTCTTCCACGTTGGTTGGTAACAGGATCTATAGGCCCATAACCTTGTTCAAACGCTTCCCGATCACCCTGACCCTCAACAACAGAGCCGCGACCCCCAGGAATTGAACGGCCCGGAGCAGGAGATGGGGTAGGAACAACAGGGGAAAACGTGGGAGATGGTCCGCTAGGAACAACAGGGGAAGATGTAGTCTCCAACTGAGCGTTATCACCCAAAACATATTCGTTTAATAACTTCCCAAAACTAGTGTCACCCAAACCCGCCGAGGCATAGGAACTAGCATCAGCCCCGTCAAAAACAGTCTGCCGACCACCGTCCCCGCGCTGAGAACCTTGAGGGATCATATCCGCTAAAACACCCGCGTCCATGTCAAACGCAGCGGGGTCCGGAACCCGCCGAACAGGAGCCCTCCGCTGAGGAACATCACGGCTCATGTCTACAGGATTGCCAAAGCTACCAAAACCTGTGCCCATAGAAGGAGTTCCCCGAGGGGGATCCGCTAACATAGGATCACCACCGCCGGGGAAAGTATTAGGACTATAAGTACTAGGACGAGGGCCGACCTGATAAGGGCTCATAAACATCCCAGGATCACCAGTGTACAATGTATCGTAATCAAGATTAGCAGGGCGTAACTGTGGACGTACAATCTTCTTAGGTACAACAGGGGCAGGCTTGCCACCACCGCCGCCAGAACGTACCGAGGCACGGTCCTCAGCATTCTCAGCCATAATCTGGTTTACAACATTAGATCTAGACCACCGTGAACCAGCAACCGTAGCACTGCCGTCCCGAGACTTAACCGTCCCCTTCTTAGTAACACTGTAACCAGCAGCCTCTAAAGCCTGACGCTGCGAATTGTTAATGCTCTTAAAACTAGAGGCTGGGCGGTTCAAACTGTCCGTGCCGTCAAACGAACCCTTAATACGCTGCGCTATGGTTCCCGGTCCAGGAATGGGCTCACGACTAGGGCTTGGTCCACCGCCACCACCACCGCCAAACGGATTGCTAACACCAGATAAAGGGCCACCACGAAATTGTGGGCCACTCGCACCAGGACCACCACCGTCAAACATATCCTTCAAACCAGTGTACTTGGTTCCCGCAGTGTTCCGAGAGGTGGCAGCGCGGTCCCGATCACGCTGGGCAACCAATTCACTAACCCTAGACTGATCAGGGGTATTCCGGTCTAACTCAGCATTAATTTTGGTCTGCGTCTTCATCTCGTTCTTAGAACGACCCTTGCTGCCATCGCCGCCGCCGCCAGCCGTATCACCACCGCCATAAACAATCCGAGGTTTCAAAAAGTTCATCATGAATCAACTACCTTTGTTGGGGATCGAGGCAAGCCGTGATCCGCGGTGCGAACATATCCTGTCAATCTCAGGGAACTCACGCTTGAAAAATCCCCGGATATCCCTTGAAATATACAATACATCAGAAACACCCCCCTTGGCAATCATATCTATAACAACCAAACACTCACCGTAATCACGGGAAAATACATCCCAACCACTATACTCATTGGAAATGTACTCAGCATCCGTCAAAAATGCCCAACTCACAAAACCCATGTAACGATCACCGTCCCAATAATGACGCAACCGACCAGCTTCATGAGCCGGTAATAAACGCCAACCAATCGTCCGACTAGGAAACCCGCAGTACGGAGCCTCAGTACACCACAAATCTAACGCATTCATAAAACCCATTGAAATTATATACCGCATATTTTGAAGGCCAATCAAGAGTCATGAACCGGATACAACTTAAAGAGGAACCCGAATGGAAAAACACCGGAATGATTTTACCGGACCTACTATATGTGGCCGCTACGCCGAGCATAGCCCCAGTTTAGGGGGGTATGGGGTCGGCGTATCGCTCTCGATTCCCATGGCATCGCGCCAAGTTACCCCTAGACCGGAGCGACATAGCGTCTAGCTGCTAGTGCCATATGTAAATTTTTTTATCTATACGCACCGATATAGGCCGATTGTGTATTGACGTAGCGATTCGTTTGCTATCTAAATTTATTTAGACGCACCGAAAGGCGGTGAGTCGTTCAATCAGTAGATAGGAAACACAATGTTTTTTAAAACCACCGATCACTTCGCAAACGCGGCCGCTATTCGCGCAGAGTCAGCCGCCGCGCAGATCGCGCACAATGCGTGGAAAGCTGAAATGGCCGCATATTGGGCCGTGCAAGATGCGCAAATGGAAAGCATGCGGCAGACACTGGCGACTATCAAAGCAGAAATGGACCTTGAAGGGTTCTAGGACTGATATCTTCGGTACACTGGCGACAGTGTACCGCGACATATCAAACCGATATGAACCAGTAGATAGGAAACACAATGTCAAACCTAACAAAGACTCTAGAGATTGCCGCGACACTCGCACAAACGACACGCGGCCAGATAGCAGACCTTGAAGCGCAAGCTAAAGGTATCAAGGCGCAAGTCGCCAAGTTGGAAAAGGATGCTGTTGAGGCGGGTCTCTTGATAGTAACCAAAGCCCCTAGCGATGTAGAGCTTGCCCCTGCAAAAGACTCATATCGCGATATCGGTTTAACGACCAATCCTAAGCAAGGCGGTGAGCGCCCTGCGTACCTAACGGCTCTAGAATATCGCGGTGTTGGAAAGTTCTTCGATAAGAACTTTACACTACGAAATAAGACTACCAAAGTTTGGATCGATCTAGGCTAGGCGAGATATGACGTGCCCCTCTTGATTGAGGGGCATTCACATATCAATCCGATATGAAACCAGAAAGAGGAAACACAATGCGTATCAAGTTAGAATATATCGAAGTTCAAATGTTGCTTAGTGGTCTAGATGCAATGCATCTGCCTACGGCATCGCACGATGATATTAAAAAGAAACTGTATCGCCGGCTAGAGCGTATGGAAGCTGATTATACCGGATCCTATGCCGATACTGCTATCGGTAAGAAGATCGAAGCGGCCGTTGATAAGGTCGACTCATAATGACCTTGTATCAATCTTTATTGTTAGAAAGGTTGAGGCGCGACCTTGCCATAGAACATTGGCAAGGTAACGTTGATAAGAACGGCAATGCCGTCGTTCATATCTGGAATATTCCTGTAACAATACCTTACCATTAATCTAGACCAGCTAGCCTACATGATGTAGGCTAGCGATACGTTAACCAGAAAAGAGGAAACACAATGCCTAATCCATTCGGAAAGACTCGCGACCAAGCCAAGCCATACGCTATCTATAAGCAAGGGCCCTTTGAGTGGCGCGTTCTTAAAACATACAAGCAGCCAAGCAACGAAGCGAAAGACGTATACGCGCGCTGGTATCTATCTACCAGTTCACCCCATACATACGGGAGCGGAGAACTAGGCGATGGCTATGCGAAAGACATACGGGACAATGCCGTTCTAATCCAAGCCGAGCCAGAGTGGTTAGAACACTATAGCCAACACGGTGTTGGCTATACCTAGGATCAAGGGCCCTTCGGGGCCCTTTTTTTTGTGCTGCGTTAGGCGCTTACAGGCGCCCCACCCACCGGCGAACCCACCGCTCGGCCGGCCCCAAGGGCGAGGGCGCAGGGCGCAGCGAGGGCGCAGGATCGGCAAGCGAACGCGCAGGGCTAGCGAGGGCGCAGGATCGGCAAGCGACCGACCGGCTAGCAGGGGCGCAGGATCGGCAAGCGACCGACCGGCTAGCGGGGGCGCAGACATACCGGCCGGCCGGCCGGCTAGCGGGGGCGCAGGACCGGCGCCCTGGAATCGCGGGGCTCGATACCTGTACCTGTTTTTTATTCCCGATATAGACTGACAAAAGTGTTGCGCTGCGCGGCCTATGATATAAAGTAATCATACGTTAACCAGAGAGAGAGGAAACCGACTCATGAAATCCGGTATCATATACAAGGGGCAAAGCCTATTGGATGGTAAACCAGTGGTTGCTATCGCGACCTATAGCGACCGCAATATAAAAACTGGCAAGGTATTACAGACCTATATAATCCGCTCCGATATCTCCCCCTTAGACGCAAGTAAGACGGGCGCAGACTTCAGCATTTGCGGAGACTGTAAATTTCGCGGCACGCCAACGACGGATCCGGTGCGCAAGCAAGCGGTCAAGCGCGACTGTTATGTTAATCTCGGGCAGGGCCCGACTATAGTTTACAAGGCATTGTTGCGGGGGACTTATCCCATGGCAAACACTAAGGCAGACCGCGCAGCACTAGGTGCCGGCCGCGTGGTTAGACTTGGAACCTACGGAGATCCTGCCGCTATCCCGTCATGGGTATGGGATCAACTATTAACCGGTTGCGAGTCTCATTTAGCCTATACTCACCAGTCAGGATTTCGTCCAGACATTGCAATGCAAAGCGCAGACACCGAAGCGCAAGCGGTTGCGTTCTGGAATAATGGGGCGCGAACCTTTCGAGTCATTACAGACATAGGCGATATCGTAAAAGGGAAAGAGATACTTTGTCCCGCAAGTAAAGAGGCCGGCCGGCGCGTACAATGTAACGCTTGCAAATTGTGCGGGGGCAATAGCACGAAGACCTCAAAATCAATTGCCATTGTTCAACACTAATGGCACAATCAACGCGGGGACATTGTGTCCCCGTATCAGCAGTAGGAAATCAACACATGAAAAACATCACGCGGCACACGGGGAAAGTAAGACTCATAGAACGGTTGCCAAATTCTTTAGACGGAAATCCTCAGTTTATCCTTGGCATAATGGACACCCCAAACAAGGGGCTCGGCTGGACGTTCCGAACACCCAAGGACAGTATGCTTGGGTATGAAGTGCAAAACTACATCGATAAAGATGTTAATGTGACCGTGACAATTGGAACAAGTTATAACTGCACTATGCTGAACAGCCTAGAGATAGCATAGGGATAGGGGCGCCGTTGGGGATTTCCCTGGCGGCGCCCTAATTTTTTTTACACACACACATTAGAACGAAGGCGCAGGGCGCAGGGAAAGGTTAACAAACATACCCTAAATGTTAACCGCCTAGCGGGGGCGCAGACATGCGGAGCCCGAACCTCGATGCGGGGGCGCAGAAACTAGGGCGCAGGGTCGCAGACATTTGAGTAATGATTAAGCAAGCGGGGGCGCAGGGCCGTGAACAAAGCCGCAGGGTTCGCGTACACCTGACCAGTGCCGCCCTTTAGGCCGCGCTCCATGAGGCATGGACCCTGATCACCGTCAAACAAATGTAGTTCCTTGGTCGAGAGGCTCTTAACCAAGAAGAAACACAGGCCCCCACGCGACCAATACTGCATGTGCCACGCGACCTGATGAGATCGGAGGCCGACTGCATTACTTTTCGCTACCTTCAATTCTAACCAGAAGGGCAGACCATCCCAAACCATATGCACATCAGGAACACCTCCCCCATGCACGTTTTCAATTCGTGTTGCCGCTGTCTTGGGAGGCAAGTTCTGCCTTATCGTGTTCCAAAAGTTTGCTTCTGGTCCCTTCGACATCGGTCACATCCTTAAAGTCAGCGTCGATCACAAACGCCTGTGGGAATTTCTTTTGTAGATCCGACAGGCGGCTTACTATTTCATCACGGGACATCTGGTCTATGGTGTGTGTTTGTTCCCGCCTGTCTACAGTAAGACCCCCAAGTGCCGACCGTATCTTTTCAGCATTAATAGCGGCAGAGAATTGACCCGCCTCTTCTGCGCCCTCAGATAGCTGGTGTAGGCGTTGCAGTTGTCCGATAGTGGACACCCCATACCGGCGTTCTCTTTCATCGCGCATCTCTTGGATGTACTCAAGCACATGTGGATAGTCACGCCCGTTCAGCAGTTTTGAGGCGGTAACGTTTGCCACATCCTTGGCGTACCCTGCCTTTCGTGCGCTCTCGGCGTTAGAGTAGATGCCTTCCACAACATGACGCCCAAACGTCATTTGCCTTGGTGTCAGGGTTCTATCGTGCGCTGCCTCAATCTTCTTTTTCAGCGATGCCATGTCATAATCCTCAACGTTTACAGGAAGTATAGTGACCGCTGCGCTGTTCATCAAGTTTCCATATAGTATATTCCCACAGGAAACCGGACGGGTTGGACCTAAAAATCTAGGGAAGGGCAGTACGAGGTAACTCATGACACTCATGACACTATCATGACACCTGTCATTAGTATGGTGTCATGACAGGTGTTTCTTATAACCCATTGTCCGGGCTTAACAATATTTCATCTTTAGTATACTCATGACACTCATGACACCAAAACCCAATAGTTTTCAGTTCAAAAAGTTTTAAAACCTCCAGCTACTCCCTATAGTGAGAACACAGAAACATTTTGACATCGGGCCGTGCTGCGTCTACCTTGATTCGTGAGGCATGATGCTTCGATTAGTAGATAGGAAGATAGAAGATGAAACTCCAAGATATTTTTAACAAGGCATCGGCGCATTTATCCGCGATGGATGGACCGTGCATGGATGGTTCTTCGTGCGTTTACCGTGATGGCAAGGGCGGCATGTGCGCTGTTGGTGTGTTCATTACTGATGAGCATTACACTTCAGCGATTGAGAACTTAGGCATTGCTGATAGTAGCAAGGGTTCTTTGGTTCGACAGGTTGTTGCGCGGTCCATGGGTCTGGATGCATTAACCAATGAGCAAGTCTCGTTGTTCTCTGCCTTACAGGATGCCCATGACGATTGGGACAGCGAAGCCGGTGCAGAATATGAAGATCACTCTGAGGTTATGCAGAGGAATTTAGAGAACGTCCGCAACCGTTTTGATTTGGAGTGCTTGTCATGAATTTGGAATTGAAATCGATCAAGTACACTGCATGGATGTCTGAGGAGACATTGTGCTTTACTGCCAATCTTTGGGTAGATGGCAAGGTCTTTGCTGAGGTTAGCAACGATGGTCGTGGTGGATGTCACCGTATTTACATGCATGACAAGTCTGAGTTTGGGAAGGCTGGCAAGCGGACATCTTTTTACCGTGTGTTCAAGGAGGTTAAGGCTCATTGTGAGGCGATGCCTAATCTTGAGCCGTGTGAATTGTTTGATGATGGTTTGCCCATGGATTTAGAACTGTGGTGCAACATGGAAGTTGAGGCATTTTTGGCGCGGCGTGATTTGAAGCGCAAGTTGAAGAGCCATGTGTTGTTTCAGATGCAAGGCAAGGACGGCATTTACCAGAGCAAGTACCACCCTACCGTGACGGACGGCACATGGAAGAATGGCCGGCGTATTTTGAACGACATGTCTGAAGCGGCGGCTCTTTCTATCTGGAGAGCGAACTGATGCCTCGTTATAGAATTATTTTAGAAGCAACGAACACCTTTTTTATTGAGGCCGGCACTGAAGAGGAAGCAGAGGAGATGGCACTTTCGCTTGGGGTTTTTGAAACCTTAGACGGGGCGGACATTGACGTTGCTCAGATAGACGAGGTGTTAGATGCCTAGGTTTGATTTCACACCTCAAGACCCTCGCAATATGGCGGGGGTTCGTGCTTTGTTGGTTGCTGTATACGAGCGGTGGATTAATGAGAACGGCTTTGCTGATTATATTGGCGATGCCATGGATTTGGCTTTGGAAGATTCGGCCACCCTGTCTCATTCTCAGCGCAATTTCTTGAATGCATACATTAAATTATGGGAGGCTATGGACGATGGCGATTATTAAATCGGAACAATACGTTGAGTTGTATTCTGAATTGGCAGAGTTAATGATGACGTACCTTAATGCTGCCGCTACGATTGAGGAAGATCTGCTGATTTATCAGGAAGAAAACGGAGACCTTCGTTACACTAAGTTAGGTCAGCAACAGTTTGAAGACTGCGTTTCGGATGTTGAGGCTGTTTTAGCGGCGAACAATATCATCAAGGGCTCGACATGAGTGCGTATTACAATGAGATCGATCCCTTTGCGGCTGATTGGTTGCGTAATTTAATTAAGGCGGGACACATCGCGGACGGTGTGGTTGACGAGAGGAGCATAAGCGATGTCAGACCAGAGGAACTTTTTGAATTTACTCAGTGCCACTTCTTCGCGGGTGTTGGCGTCTGGAGCCACGCACTCAGGGGCGCGGGATGGGACGATGATAGACCGGTCTGGACGGGTTCCTGTCCGTGCCAGCCTTTCAGCGGGGCAGGCAAGAGAGCGGGGATTGCTGACAAGCGGCACTTATTCCCAGACTGGTTCCACCTCATCCGCGAGTGCCGCCCTTCAACGATCTTTGGAGAACAGGTTGCGAGTAAAGACGGCCTTGGTTGGCTCGACCTTGTACAAGCTGACATGGAAGGAGAGGGCTACGCCTTTGCACCGTTCGATCTCTGTGCTGCGGGGTTCGGTGCGCCGCACATCAGGCAACGTTTATGGTTCGTGGCCCACTCCGACCACGCGGGATCACAAGGGCGGATATCAGGGTGGCCGCATTCGGAACGGCAAGATCAGCACGGACACATTGGATGTGACGGCACAGTTAGCGGGATGGACAACACCATCGGCATCGGACGGGACGCGGGGCGGCACGGGGATCACGGCGGGGATGTCGGGATCGAGTTTGACGCAACTTTCGAAGATGGTTCAGGCTCAAAGACTAACGGCGTCTGGGGAGATGTTGATTGGCTCTTCTGCAAAGATGCCAAGTGGAGGCCAGTTGAACCCAGCACTTTCCCGCTGGCTAATGGGATTGCCGGCCGCGTGGGACGATGCCGCGCCTATGGGAACGCGATTGTCTCGGAAGTCGCGCAAGGATTAATCAGTAGTTTTATAGAAGGAGAGAGAGAATGACTGACGAACATGAATGGCGTGAGTACAGGAAACGCATGAACACTTTAAACAACGCGGCGTATGCCGCTGTTGGATTGTGCCCACATAAGTATCCGCACCCTACCTTTAAGGCATTGGTATGGCTTGCTCGTGAGATCGACGCTCTAATTGATGATGAGACATGGGGCAGGGATAACATGCCGCCGGCTGAGTGGGCCGCTGCGGGTGGATTGAAAGCATTTTGTAAGGAGGAAGAGAATGATCAAACCCAATCGTAACCACCGAAGAGCGGCGGCGAAGGGGATTAAATCACCTAGAGCGACTTGTAAAATAACTCCTCGGGCCCACAGAATGGGTAGAGGAGGGGGGACACAAAGACACCAAGACACCACTTTATTTCAACAAAGGAAAGAAGGAGAGAAGTAATGGGATTAGATGCATATTTAATTGCGGAGCGTAACAACACTACGCTGAGTAAGGTTAAGGACAATTTCATCCCGATGGAGCGGCCAACGGAGGCCGTTCATGTTCGGAGTGAACACGGTGTGGTGTCACGCGCAGAGGTATGCTGGCCTATCAAGACTGTTCGGTTGGAGATTCAGTACTGGCGCAAGCACTGGGATTTGCATGAGCATATCAACAGTACATACGCATCACCTGACGAGTACAACAACAACCCTATGCGGGTTGATTTATCTCCGGAGATGTTGCGGGATATTGCGGCCAAAATTCGCGGGTTTTCTAGCGGCGGTGATTTGATTGAAGATCCTGACCCCCGCTACCGTCACCATACAGAGAGGGAGGAGTACGCTAAGAAGTTTGATTTAGCTGCGGATTGGATTTTGTTCGATCCGTGGGACAGGAATGTTTATTATCGGGGAGATTACTGATGTTGTATAGGAACGGGTGGCAAGACAGCGAAGTTGCTACCAAGTATGTGTATGCGCGTTTGAGCGAGATATTGGATGAGGCGGATGACAATCAAATAATACAAAAACTGTCTATGTTTTATGATGAAATATCCCAAACCTATTTTGCCGACACTGGAAACCAGATTGGTTCACCTCATGACAGAACAGGTACGGAGAACATATTATGATTGATTGTCCGGAGTGCGTCCACACGGGACACAAGGGTCAGGTCGAGCGGGAGAAGTTTGAATGTTTCGGCGGGATCTTTGAGCCGGTGGGATACTGGGTTGCTTGTGACAACTGTGATGGTTCTGGGGAAATTGAATATGGTGGCGGTGACCAAGAATAATAAAACCAATCCGACCGTTGACGAAGAGCAACACCGAAAACAAACAATGAGAAACAAGCAGTCATGCTCCATGCGCTACCGA